TTCTAATGCTGTTGAGATAATAGGCCATGTTGATGTTCAAGTCCAGTTGTTCACCGCTGGCTTGAAACACTTTGAGCAGTTCCAAGGGTGGTATTTTTGTGTCTTGCGCAACCTTGAACAGGCTCACCGTGAAGTTGTCAGCGGCTTGTTTTGTGGTCATCACTGACTTGAAATAACTGTTGACTACGTCATAGTCGCCCACAGGAATGTCAACGTCGTAGTCATAGAAGGTGTCAAACACCCGAACTGTTTGATCAATGTTGTAGTTGGTGTAATTTATACTGCTCATAATCAATTAGTTAGTTGGGGGGTTCTGTGGGGTGGGATAATACATACCACTGGCACGACCTGGAATTTGGCGCATGGCCGCAGGCACAGCACCTTTGATGGTTTGATTGCCCAGGGCCACTGCTTCGCTCACAGCAATGCTCTTTAAGTTTTTGCCCTTGAAAGTATTGTAGGCTGTGCCGGCTTTTTGCGCAGCACCGATCAGACCCATTGGCCCACCAGCGGTCAAATCTTCTATGATACCTCCGGCTGCATCCAGCAAGCCACCTTGTCCCATGAAGTTGGCACGACTGCCAGGTCTTGAAATTGGACTCAGGGTTTGATCATAGTGACTTGGATCAGCAAAGCCTCTGACGTTTTGATCTGGTCTTGGTTGACCCACTGCACCTGCATAGTACTTCACAGTTTCATAGGCAATGGTCATGGTGTTTTGCATTATGCCCGAGCCTTCTGAATAGGAATACTGATCATGACTCCAGTTGGTGATCAAGGGGTTGATCAACACATAGGTAGCTGTCTTGTGTTGGTCAAACCCAGTAATTTGAATGTCTCGGAAAAACGGAGGTTTGCCTGATGCACTGCTGCCGCCATCATTGTAGGATTCGCCGATGTATCCCCAGTCGTTGACATCGCCGATGCGCTGATTGCTGTATATGTCTTTGGCATTGTAACCAAATCCTGTGACTTTGTTGGCACTTTCACCAAGACTGCCGTTGGTGGGACTGGGTTGCAGATATTGTTGTGCGGCATCCTTGTAGTAGTAATTGTAGTAGGCATACCACATCTTACGAACATTGTCGCCACCGTCATCGTGAAATGTCAATACTACAGGATCATAGTTGATCTTGGTCTGGACCACACGTTTACGATTGTATTGATTTAGCGTTTCGCTGTTGATGGTAAACTTGGGCAAGTCCACAGTCTTGACCACGTAACTCAATTGTGTTTGATTGTTGGCAGCTAGATATCCACTCAACCCCGGAATTTCGTTGTTGATTGTAAAACTCACATGAAAGAGAAACTTGTATCTGGGTTTAAGTTCAAATGAGTTTGGGGTAAAGACTTTGCTTGCGTGAGTGTAATCACGCAAAGCATTGACGTTAGTAAATCCTTGCCAGAATTGCTGACCAAATGTTGGCATTGCCTAGCCCTTAGGCGCCTGTGCCAACACCTGTTACTGCGCCGCCAACTGTGCGTCCAAGTCCGCTGGCAATGCTACCAACACCACCATCATTGACTGAAGTCTTGGTTTGTGCAGCATTATCATAAGCAATGGTCATGTTGATTGTGACGCCTTCGTTGGTGCCATAGTTCAATTCACCGTAGTCAGCACCTTTGAGGTAGCAACCATACAATTCCCACTGTTCCAGCACAGTAGGAGTGTCTGCGCCGTTGCCACCGTCAAGTACTTGAATGGTGGTCAGGAACTTGTAGTCAATGCCGGCTGCGGCACTGGCTTGTTCCAAGAAGTCCAACTGTTTCTGTAGTTGTTCGCCAACTAGAGTCATCACGCTGCCTGAGGCATCATCACGCACTGAGCAAGCAACGTCTGCCCAAGAGTGACGACCGGCCAGCTTGAGTGTCGAGTTGTAAACTGGTAATGCGATTTCTTCAAATGTTAGATTTGGTCTAGCCACGCTGACAACTTGTTTGGTTAATTCTGTTGTGGTGTTACTTACTCCAAAATTTTCAAACAAAACTCTAAATCTATATTTGAGTTTGGGCATCAACAGGCCCTGAGCACTAGCGGATTGATCGCTTGCTAGGGGTACTGTCATTCTGTTTAGTGATGCGCTTGCCATTTGTCTTTTCTCCTATATGTTTATTTACCTGAACTGGAGGCCGAAAAATCGGCCCCCTTGTTCGTTATTGTCCGGCAGCAATAGCTCCAGTATTCTTGATACGCAACGGAATGTAGATGAATTCCACTGCTTTCACTGGCTCAATTGCAATATCTACCCACAATTCATTGCGGTCAATACGTGCAGGAGTGTTGTTGCTCAAGTCACAAACAACTAGGTAATCGTACAAGGCTCGCTTGGCAACCAAGTCAATCATCAAACTGTTCACACTGTTGGTGATCTGATTACGTGTAATTGTGTCATTGGGTTCAAACAGATACTGTTTGCCAATCTCTTCCAGACGACCACGCAAGAACGCAACCAGTCGTGCCACGTTGATGCGGTCCAGGGCTGTGGTTGTTGTGGTAGTGGTCTTGTTACCAAAGTTGGTAATACCAATTCCAGGAATAAACGTAATTGGGTTGATGTTGCGCTCGTACAGAATGTCACGCACAGCTTGGCTCACACCAATCTGATTGAATTCGCCTGTGGCAGCATCAATATAACCAATTGCTGTGGCGTTGTCAACAACACCACGACGTGTACCAGCTGGTGCCAACCATGGATAGCTTGCAGCATCGCTGCGCAGGATTGTGCGAACCATCATGTGGCTTGGGGGTTGCACAACTGTGTTGCCGCTTAGATCTGTTGTGGTGCAACTTGGATAGAACACGCCGCAATAATTGCTGGTCAGAATGTTACCATCTTCGTTGGGTTGGCCCAATCCATTGTTGTTTGTAGCAAAGGCCACCAGGCTGGTACCATCTGGTCCCAAACGCATTGGTGTATCGCCCACAACAAACAATGTGTTGTTGCGCTCGTTGCTGAGTGCAATCATGTTTGGTGTCAACTCTGGGTAAGCAGGTGTAGCAATGATGTTGTATTGTGTCTGCTCTTCACGTGCTGCCACACTGGTATCAATACCTGACTTCAGAGCTTGCACAATGATCTGACGTTGTGCCAAGCGACCTGACCACATTGCACCATTGGCTTTGTTGCCGCTGGCGCTGAGCCATGTATTGAGATTGATTAGATCCCAATAGGCAGTATTGGTTGGTGCTATACCAGCTGTGGTGGCCTGTACACACACATAGATACCAAAATCATAGGTAACAAAGTCGTTGACTGCATATGTTGAACCAGACGACCAAGTGTCAATGCTGTAGTCTGTGGCAGAACTTGTGAAGTAATTGGTTTGGAACGACTTCACATTGTATCCCGAACGACGTGTGTTGAACAGCAGTGTGCCTTGTGGATACAGAGCTGGATTGGGAGCGTCAGGGTCAAGATAGTTGCTGGTCAGCAAACTCACAATGCTTGGCAAAGGATCAGCAGCTGGATCGGTTGTGCCGTTTGTGGCCCAACGAGCATCAGCAAACAAGATACCGTTTTGAGTGGTTTGATCTGAAGTATCAATTTCAACCCACTGATCCAGGTTTCCAACTGGTTGCCAACGATACAGCTTGGGGTAATTTTCTAAATCACTTGTATCAATCCACAGGTCACCGAATTGCAGTGGTGATTCTGCCAAGTCAGTTTGTGTAGTGGGTGCTGTGGCCGAAATAATTGGGCCAGTTGCATTGGTCGAGGTCAAATCATACCCGCGTACATCGCTGATAACGTTTTGATAACCCAGCCAGGCTCCGCCATCTTGAATCATGATATCAGCTTGATCAACTGCGCTGTAATACCACAAACGGCCATCTGCAGGATCTGAATCAGGTGCAGTGTCGCTGGCTGTGTAGGTAAACAATGGGGTTGATACAAAGTTACTGAGTCTCAATGTGTTGCCAGTTTGAGCATGTCCCACTTGGTCTGGTGCGCCAATAGCAAAACCAGCAGTGGTCACCGGAGTTCCAGTAAGATTTAGTAAGAATATTGAACCACCGGCACTGTGTGTGAACACAATGTTACCGGCGCTGTTTACACTGGCAGTGACATAAGGATTGGCTGCCGCACTGACCGCAGCGATAAAGTCGGCATTAGTGCCTGTTCCACCAATTGTGACTGTGGCAAAGAGGTTGGTAAGAGTACCCGGTTGTGTGGAGTTCATGGTAAATTGATTGCCAACTGTGAATGGTGTAGAGTCGGTGGCAGCAGGAACTGTAGTACCAGTAATTACAGTTGCGCCAATTGTGTATCGTTCAAAAATTGTAAACGCTGCGGTGTTTATCACAGTGTCCCAGTTGAATGAGGTGTAGGAAACGTACAAGGTACCAGCTGGAATATTCTTGCCGCCGCCGGTGGGGTCAAGACCATAAAGTGCAGTGCCGTCACCTAGATAGG